TTAGCTGACTGCTTGAACGCCTTGGCGGTCGGTGCGCCCTCTGCGCCCGGCTTGCGCATCTTCTCGCCAGAGCCTGCTTTGATGCGCGCGCGCTTCGCGTGAATGTTGGCGTAGAGCCCAGGCTTACTTGCCACAGTTCCACCTCTTCATGCTGGCCTTCGCCCGCTCTGCGTTCTTCGACTTAGCGACCACGCCGCCCATGCGTGCGCAGAAGCTGGCCTTACGGCCCTTGTCGGCCTCGCTCTTAGGATTGGGAGCCGGCGGCTTGAGCTTGCTGCCCGTCGCGGCGTTGTATTTCTGACGGCCCTTGGCGGTCAGACCAGCGCCCGCCTTAGTCGATAGCTTCTCGCCACGCCCTACTGACAGCGATACCATCTAGTGTCCCATCCATCCTGAAGAGGCTGTTCCACCACCATAACTGACGCGCGGTCTGTTGTCCATTGGTCTGGCCTCCCTGTGCGCCACAGGATACGCGAACGTCACGGCGATAGCGTCGGCGGCGTCGGGGCTGGCTAGACCACGCGCCTTCATGTCTTTCTTGCTTTCTAGGAATATAGTCCCTTTACTGTCGGGCTTCATCATGGGGCCGGTCAGGTCGCTCTTTAGGAAGCGGTCGTTTGGGATGCTGGCTGTCTTCAGCCACTCCCGCATGGCGTGCCACATTTCAGCGCGCTTGTTTCCGAACATGATCGGACGGGAAGACTTGCTGCCGAAGTTGACGCCCCTGATCTTGTATCGCTGCTCCTTGAGCCGGTCGACGACGCCCGCCCCTAGGCCGCCTTCGTCCACGACGACGAGCGCTGGGCGGAACTCTTCGATGATGTCAATGACTCTGCCGACCACCTCCATCGTGTCGTCGCCGCGGTAGCGACGGATGCCGATGATGTCACGGCCCTGCCGGATAGCGATGACCGTCGCGTCAGCCCCGAACCGCGCCGGGTCGACGCCCACGATTATCGGCGCTGTCTGATCTTTCTGCGGCGATCTTTGCTGCGCCTCCATGACCAGTGATGACGGTATGAACTGGTCATCGCTCGCGTTCGGGAAGGCTCCGTAGACCTCGACGTGAGCCTGAGCGCTGTCGGGGCCGTATTCGTCGATAATCTGCTGATAGACTGCCTTATCAGTTCCCTCCACGCTTCTGGCGTCAACAACCTTGTTTCGCCAGAAGTCGCGCTTGTTGTGGAAGCACTCGTAGAAGTATCCGCTGTTACGGCGGGGGTTGCTAAAGCTAAGCCAAAAACGATTAGGAGTGTTCTCTGTAAAGAAGCCACTGGCCACCGCCCAGATAGAGTCATCAATACCGCTGGCCTCGTCGAACACGAGCATGACGCCCGCGAAGTTGTGCACGCCCGCGTAGCTGTCAGGGTTCTCGGCCGACCACAGCCGCCCCTCCACGCCCCAGTAACGCGTGCCCAGCTTTAGATCGCGCTCGACCAGTTCCGCAATCCACTTGGCCGGCAGCACGCGGGTGGCGCTTACCTCGAACCAATGGCTGTTGAGGCACATTGATAGCCATTTGGTGATCTCGGCCCAAGTGACGCTGCGTAGCTGCGCTTCTGAGTTGGCCGACACGATAGTCGTCGAGCCTATGCGCGTGGTCAGCATCCAGATCACGAGCCAACTCACGAGGGCTGACTTGCCGATACCGCGGCCGGAGGACGTGGCCATGCGAAAGGTTTCAAAGTCAACCTTGCCGTTATTCTCTTTGATGTGGTCGCGCAGGTCTTGGAGGACTTCTAGCTGCCACTTGCGCGGGCCTGTGAAGTGTTCCAGTGGCGTGCCGGCCTTACCCCACGGGAACGCCATCCTCACGAACGCGACCGGATCGTTCTTCACCTGCGCCGACCATAAGGTCGCCATCAGCTTCTGTTCTTCGTCCGCTGAGTAGATCGGCACTTGCATCTAATATCTCTCCCTGGATCACGCGCTGCTGCGCCTCTTCTAGCGCCGCGATGATGGATATGCGCTGCTCGACCTGCACCTGCACCGACTGCGGGGCCGTCCACTTGTGGACGTGTTTTAGAATGTCCAGCGCCGCCTTCGTGTCGCCAGCGCGGGCGGCGTTGTGCAGCACCTCGGACATTTCCGCTTCGCCCTCAGCGCGCCCCTTCTGTTCGGCATACTCCGCGATGGGGTCGAACTGCACCAGCCGCCGATACTCGGTCGGGGTCATGCCCGCGGCGTAGGCGAGCGTGTCGCCTTTCAGCCCTTTGCGGGCGGCGAGATAGATGCGCTCTAGGACGGCTTCCGTCGCCTCTATTTTGCGCGGTTCATAAGGTAGGGACTCAAACATAAAGTCTTTTACCATTAAAATAAAAAATAAAAAAGTTCGCGTGATGGCTACGTATTTCTTAAAGGAGATCCCCAGGCCCAGCCCCCCCCTATTTGTCAACGCCACCTGCGTTAACGTTACGCGTTAAGGTTAAACGTTAAGGTTAACGTTGACGTGGAGCTTGCGCGGATCGGGATCGGCCGAGCGCGGATCATGTTGCAATGCAGCATAGTCGTATCGCCGTATCGCCATGCGATTTTAGGTCGCGTGGGAATTCCCTATGAGCGAGCCTGGCCATTTGCGCGGGCGTGGGGGCGGGGCAATTATCGCCATATCGTCAAATCGCCATGCAACTTTCATCCGCTCTACATTTATATATTATTCTGTATACATTTATATAAAATTCCTAGAGTCTAACAACTAATGACGATATGACTATTACTAGGTCGCGCCTCGTATTGAGCCCCCGCTCCCCATGGCGATTTGATAACGATCCGCTAACTATCACGACTATTCGTAAAAAGATTTATTGCAAAACCCGCCAATCGTGCTATTCATAACATATCCACAATGTAGGGGGTAAAAATGTATCGGGTTTTCGTTTATCGTCACGACGCCTGGCTTTTCGTGGATTCGACGTCCGATCTGGCGGCCGCGCAAGCGCTGGCGGCGCGCATTGGAGGGGTGGTCATATGACTATGACAGCGTATGAAGTGGCGATACAAACGGCCGATCTTCGGCTGTCGCGTGTTGAGGTGACGACTACCAAAGCCGAGGCGGTGCAGATCGCACGGCAATGGGCGAGAGAGACAAGCGGCGAGATCGCGTGGGTTCACGTCTTCAGTCTCGCAACCGATCAATCGGTCTTCTCAATACAAAATTTACTGTAACCGAAGGCCGCGCTTTACAAGGGCGCGGCCTTTATCGTAACATATCCACATTGAATAGGGAGAACGATAATGCCAATCATCAGCTTCAAAGCCAAAGTCGAGACAATATACAACGCCGACGAAACGCCCGCGTGGCGTTGGATCAAGGTGCCAGCAATAGAACGACGCCACTGCGACATGGCGGCGTTTCGCAGCCACGCCAAGTATGGGTCATACGCTAACAGCGACATGTTCGGCGCTATCGTCAAACGCGCGTTTAAGGAAGCTGGCGTAAAAGAGTATATCAAGCTGCATGAGATACCGGCGAACGTCACCATTGACGAAAGCGGCTTTCTCGCCAAAGTAACAATCAACATATAACATATCCACACTGTAGAAAGAGGAGACGACAATGACCGATGCAACCTACAACGGCTGGACAAACTACGCGACGTGGCGGGTCAATCTGGAGATGTTCGACGGCGCGACCGATGAGTTGTTCGACCACTGCGACGACGTGCCGGCGATGTTGAGGGAATACGCTGAGAACCTTATGGAAGAAACCGCCAACGGGCTGGCGCTAGACTACGCAATGGCGTTCCTTGCCGATGTTAACTGGCATGAAATCGCAAAGCATATAAAGGCAGACTAATCGCAGGCGGCGCTTCACGGCGTCGCCTTTTCTTTTGCAACATATCCACAAGGAGTAATGACAATGACCAGCTTAAAAGAATGGATGGATCAACAGTGGCGCAACCCGGGCGTGAAGTTTGCCGGCCATGGCGTCGCGTATCTAGGGACAGACCTTAAGACCCTGCATATACGCGGCGGGACAGCGCGCAACCCACAACCCGACAAAGAGACAAAGCGCCGCCGCGCCGGGCTGGCGATGTATAACGAAAAGTTGCGCGCGGTAATTCTAGCGGGAGCGACGGCTGAGATGCGCCCAATGTTAAAAGAAATCCCCGGCAAGACATGGCGCGACAAGACAACCTTCAAAGAAGTCCCCATGCCGCATTACACATGGCCCAAAACGGACGCCCCGGACATGCCCGTGACTGTCCCGCATGTTCCGCGCAAACGCGTGCCAAAGGCTAAACTTGAACAGGCCGCCGCTATCATCGCCAAAGTGCCACCGGACGAATTGACCGCGTTCCTTGCCCGGTTCGGCTTGTCGCTGTCTCTAGCGGCGTCCATCGCATCGCTGGACAATGCCGAAATGATCGCGCGTCAGTTTTTGAGGGCAACGCTATGATTGAATTAGAGCTGGAAGCCAAAGCGATAGAAGAGTTGATAGATCTGTTATCCGCCCTACCAACTCGAACAAATCATCTGGACGACGCGCTGCTAACGCTGCGCGACGTTTACGACAACGCCGCTGAAGAATACTGGACGAACGTTTGGAGCAACCCATGACCTACCATATTGAATATGAATTAGACGAATTCCAGCCCTGGCCGGGCATGGCGATTTATTGCTACGGCGTCGCGACTCTCTCTTATAGTTGGGAAGGCCGCGACCGTGACACGGGCGACGACGGCGGCCCATACGACATAGAACTACAGCACCTCACAATAAGCGCCGACAAGGCTAAAGCGCCTGACTACGCTATCGAACAGACTGACCCGCTGTTTGAGCGGATCGAAGCCATCCTATGCGCCAGCCGCGACGTGTACGCCGCATGTAAGGAAGATTATGAGCAAGACTGACTTGCTCGCATTCGCAATCGGCGCAGCGCTGGCAATACCCGCGCTCGCCCTATTCGTAACCTATCTACTGGGAGGCCTATAATGCGAGTGCTAATTGCTTGCGAGTTTAGCGGGACGGTGCGGGACGCCTTCACACGGCGCGGTCATTATGCCGTGTCGTGCGACTTGCTCCCGTCTGAAACGCCCGGCCCGCACCATCAAGGCGACGTGTCTATGATCCTCACCGATGGCTGGGATCTCATGATCGCGCACCCGCCCTGCACGCACCTCGCCGTGTCCGGCGCGCGCTGGTTCAAGGATAAGCAAGCCGAGCAGGCGGAAGCGCTCGACTTCGTGCGGCTGTTGCTCGACGCGCCGATCCCGCGCATAGCGCTGGAAAATCCCGTCTCGATCATTAGCAGCAAGATTCGGAAGCCTGACCAGATCATCCAACCTTGGCAGTTTGGCCACGGCGAGACGAAGGCCACATGCCTATGGCTGCACGGGCTCCCGCCCCTACAGCCCACGGACATAGTGGAGGGCCGCACGGCGCGCGTTCATCGTATGCCGCCCGGCCCGGACAGGTGGAAAGAACGGTCACGAACTTATGGAGGCGTCGCGGAAGCGATGGCGGCACAATGGGGCGCATGAAGAACTATTACGAATTCTCGCAACTGATCCGTGAACTAGAAACCGAAACGCTGCTGATAATGGCGCAGGCCGAAGATGACGAATACAAGCGCCAACTGATCGAATGGGAGATTGAAGAACGTGCTAAGGCTTGACCTCACAACCATCCCCGGCGGCGTCCGGGTCAACTGGCGCACCGGCGAGGGGCTAACCTTCCATCGGCGCGACGGCTCGCTGATAATGAAAATAAACGCCGACTATGCCGACGACCGCGCGCTGATGACCGCAGCGCACGCCCTCAATTTTATGTTTAGGACTGGGAAACATGCCAACACCGATTCAACTCACACAACAGATAGAGCAACTGATACGGGAGACGGCGGCCAAGCATAACCTATCCACCGTGTCGATCAAACGGCACAACCGCCGCAAAGAGGTCATATGGCCCCGGTTCGAGGTCATGTGGCGCGCACGGCACGAGTTGAACGCGCCCTACGCCCTCATCGGCCAAGTGCTAGGCGGCCGGGACCATTCCACTATCATGCACGGGATCGAACGCTATGAAAATCGGTGAAGTCATGTCAATTTTGCTTGCTGTCATAATCGAGATCTTGCTGGGGCTAAAATGAAACACTGGGAAACGCAATTCGAGGATTATGGGGCGGTCGTTCCCGACTGGCCGCAGGATAAGCCCTGCTATGAGGTGAACAAGCCCCTGTGGGCCTTCTGGCGGCGTCTGGAGCCTATGTCGCAGGAGCATCCCGTGTTCACCGAACAGGAGATAGTGCGACGACTTGACCTATTTTATTTTGGGGATGGAACGTGCCACACTGGCTAGTTTCCTCCCTACGGTGAACTGGCCCCGCGAAAGCGGGGTTTTCTTTTGCTTAATAGCCCAGCATCGCCCGCAAACGATTCAAAAAGCCCGGCTCATAGTCACGGCCGCCCAGAAAGCTGGATTCTTGCATACCGGGAGAAAAGCTACGCGGCGACAAGATGTCTGCAGAGCCGGGGATCATACGAGCGCCCTGCGCCTGTCTAATACGCAGCGCCAGCGCTTCCTGCGGCGATAGAACTTGCTCGCCAAGCCGATTCGGCATTGGATTGGCGGCTATGAAATCAGCCGCTTGCTGCAATGTATACGTATTGTTCGGGCCTATTGGCGCGGGCATAGGAATGCCCAGAGCGCTTGCTTTACTGGCCACATGCAAATAATTCTGATCTTCCATATCTGGCGTAAACGGCGGCGCATCGCGCATAGTAATCTCGCGATTGTTGAGCCGAGTTATTCGTTCAACGTCGGTTTCGTCGCGAGGCGTTCCGTAAAGGTTAAACATCGGGCCGCTGAAGTCATAGAATGGGTCGGCATAGCCGACTTTACCGGAGAGTTTCTTGGCCATGACCGAATCCGAGTTCGAGCGACGCCTCAAGGCGCTTCAGCAGGAAATATCCGAAGCCTATCTTAAAGGATATGCCGAGGCGCGGCAACGGGCGCAATGGAACCTTACCGCCTGTCTCGACGAGGCGACGCGCCTCCGAAACGCCCTGGAATTTGCGCTCGACGAGGTGCAAGACCCGCATCGGAGAGCGCAAATCCTAATAGCCATGCGACGCCACAGCGAATCAGATCAAGAATGACGCAACGGCACCACATTGTCCGCCCCTCCGGGCTCCACAGCGTCGCGTAGCTGACTCTTGCTCAGCCCGGCCATCTCCGGCCGCACGAATATGTGCCGCTTGGACTTATGTTTTGGGGAGCAGCACAGCCCCTTGTCAACCCACCCCGCCTCTTTCAAGGCATGGAACAGCGCCGGCTGCACGAGCTTCATATGCGTCGGCGCGGTCTTCTCCATCTCCTTGATGACCTCATGCCAGGGGCCAGACAAGATATCCACATTGAACGGCGCTTCGCGCTTTTCGATCAAGTGATAGATGAAACTCTCCGCGTTGCTCATGCCGGTAAAGATCAGCTTCTGCTTGTATTCGGTCATCATCGGGATCGCCTGCGGGCCAAACCCCGACACATCGCGCGCATATAGCCAGCCAGCCACGGCTTCAAACCCGCCGTTCTTATACCAACCCCATATCTTATCGGCTTCGCTCGCTGTCATCTTGGCGCTTTCAGACCAGACGCAAAACCAGCGGCGGTCGTCCGAATCAAGCGTGATCGGCAGATCCTCATTCGTGAACGCCAGCATGAACAGGCGATTAACCATCTGATACGGATGCAGCCCCTTGCGGTTAATTATCAGTGTCTCCGGCGGCGCGGCGATGATCGGCTTCAGCTTGTTCGCCAGGGCACGACGATCCTTCGCCTCCGGCTCTTTTAGTTCGTTCAGCACGACGATCTCAGCCTCTAGCTGATACCCCCACTGGCTCGACAGGCTGTCATTGTCAATCAGACCTTTGTTCTTTTCATGTGGGCCGCACACAGACCAGATAAACGGTGCCCACATCGTATCCTTACCGCAACCGCCCTTGCCGCCGTGCAAGATCGCGTGGTTGATCTTGACGCCAGGATTCTGCAACTTAAACGCCATCACATCCCAGATATGATTCAATTCGGCTGCATCCGGCACAAGCCGGCGGCAGTGGTCGAGCCAGGGCGTCGCATCACCACCGCCCGTGACCTCCGGTCGCGCGTCGCGCCAGACGTTGCCGTAGACAAGCCCATCCTTATGCACCATCCAGTCCTCTCCGGCGGCATAGGTTAGACCTTTGAGCGCGTAACCGCCCATCGCCTCGCGGTTCTCGTCATACCAGATGGACGCCTCAAGACGCCGCGGCTTCTCGCCAGCGGACTTGCATTCGATATGTCTAAAGATTGCATTAAATGCTTTGCGGCTGATTTCGCTGCACGTCTTTTTATCGAAATAGGCGTCATCGTCGACAATATACGCAAAGCGTTTGTGCCAGCCGGCGCGTTCTTCGCGACCTGCCTGTTTACGCTCCACGTCAGCGATAGTCTCCTTGCCCTTGTCGGGAAAGTCAGCCGTCGGCGTCAGTTTGTTAATCTTACTGGTATATTCGGCAATGAGGTCGTCACGCAGTCCGGGGATGGCGCGGGGGCCACCCTGTTCCGCCACCCAATCGCAAAAGAACTTGCTATCAAGACCGTCGCAATGACCATGATGACAACAGAATGAACGATCTTGCGGCTTATACCGCGCCTCAATGCTGCCATCGGTATGCTCCGCATGATTCGGGCAGACAACGCCACACCAACCGGCTGCGTTCGTGCCGGACAATACTAAACTGTTCTCGCTCAACCATGCCAGCACCGTATCCGCGCCGTTGTCTTTTACGCGGAACGTAATAGCGCGAGCGGTGCCAGGCTCCGCAGGCGTGACGCCGAACGCTGCAATCAATTCTTGGATCGTGTATTCGACGCCGGGATTAAACTCCACCTCACGGCAGATAAATTCCTCTTTGCCCGGCTTACGATTTACGGAACCCGGAAGACGGCAGTTACGCACAGCGTTACGCGCGCCTCTGTCCGTGTAATCAGCCGCGCCAAGCGCCTCGACAAATACGGTCTGTTCTTCGACGGTCGGCTGTTCACTGTAGGCGAACCAATACTGGTAGCTGCCTTCGCTTGTCTCGACGATAGCGGTCGGCTTGACCGGCGGCGTCTTGATGACAACACTCTCGCCGTCATAGACTTTCGTTTCGCCAATGTCGTCCAGCATAAGGAACAGCACATGCGTGCAGTTCGCCAGCGCCGCAGACGGCTTTTCCGGCATACGGTCCTTGATAAACGAGCCGGTGTTTAAAAACCAACTTTCACCGGCTTTGCGTTTATGCGTCGGGTAATACGCGGGCCAAGTATATTTACGCTTACCGTCAGCGTGATGCTTGCCAGTGTCGATCTGCTTGACAATAAGGGCTGTCTCGCCAGCCGGCGCGAGGCCGGTAAAATAATCGAACAAATTCATTTATCCCTCCTGTGACGTTTTCTGTCGTCAGCATTTTCTTTGATTGTGCCGTAACATAAGTTAGCCAAAACATTATTTGTCTTGTTTCCATCAAGGTGACGTATTTCGCCGCGCTCAATCGTAACAGGCCGTTCACCCACAAATGCGCGCAACACCAAATGATGCACATACGCCGTAAACGACCCGCTACTGCTACTCAGTTTTACGCACAAATACCCATTTTTACTGCTGAATTGTTTTAACTCGCGACCTTTGTAAATTGTATTGCCGTGCTTTCCATATTTTACCTTACGCCATACCGAACGCACATGGCCGTAGTCGCTGACCTCATAGAAGCCTTCATATCCGGGGATAGGTTTCCAATATTCCATGATCTATTTCCCGTAACGCGACATAACGCTCGCCTCCACGTCTAGCGGTAAACCTTCCGCCCAAACAGGTGGGGTCGTCATTACTTCTTCTAGGAGCGCCTTCGCCTCTTCGGGCCGATCAGACTCCATAACAATTTCATCGTGAACATGCAGAACAACGTCAGGCAGACGGCGCAAAGCCTCGCGTAAAAGATCATGGGCGGTCGCTTGTGTGACGTTCTCGCACGCAAGCCCTCGCCAAAGCCTGCCACGCGGCCACTCTTTAGCATCCGCCGCAGGCTTCCAAGACGCCTTTGAATAGGTGATCGAACCATCGTCTTCAAACTTGGCGTTCGGGTAGCACAGCACGCGGCCGGAAGGGAGAGCATACCAAAGGTGCTGACCGTCAGCCAAGTAAGATATGCGGCCGGCTGTGAATACTCTGCCGGGGTTGCGCAGCGCACGAATGTAAGCAACCTCAAGGTCAGACCAGAACGGAACCGACCACACGTTTGTGCGACGCCATGCGTCTACCATACGTCGTGCCTCTTCTTCAGGAAGGCTCAACCCATAGACGCGGCCCATCGCAGCGAACGCGCCGATTCCGCCGCCGAAACCGCACGCCAGTTCCTGCACCTTACCGACCTGGCGCTGCGACTTATTGACACTATCATACGGCACGCGGAACGTAGCGGCTGCGTTGACGACGTAAGGATCTAACTTATCACGGAACTGTTGTAACTTATCCTCACCCCTACCGGACAACCATGGATTTACGCGGCCTTCGATGGCCGACCAGTCAGCGACGACGAATTGTTTACCGGGCGCAGGGATTAAGGCGGGCCGTAACATACCCCGCAAAACGTCTGTGACACGTCGTCCGTAGTTAGGCACGATGGCATGGCCGCGAACCATTGAATGTCGCACGGATTCTGGGTCTTCGGCGCATTGACGTGTAAAGTTGTGGACTTGCGCACCATACGAGGAAGCGCGCCCTGTGGCTGATCCTCCCGCAAAGACGAAAGCCCCTCTAACACGGCCATCACTACAAGCAAGATTATCAAGGCGATTAAATTTAGCAACAGAAGACGCCCAAAGGTCGTCAGCGCATTGTATGACTTCTCTGACATCGGGAGGCACCTCCTCTGGGTCGTCTATGGCCAGTAGGTTCGCGCGGACTGATTTGTCGATTGAGACTTTATCGGCACGTTCCATAAGTTTACGCGCTTCTGATCCAACACGTTCAAAGACCCATTCGCGCATACGGGGACTTCTGACCGATTGAATCGCGCCATCGGTGATTTCACGAACAGTAGTCTCGATCTCTTGAAGTTCGTCAGCCGCGTATTTGACCGCCGCACGGCATAGACGCTGATCGACAAGAACGCCACGGTCATTGATGCGCTCGTTAGTGTGATAATCATCTAGTTCCTCCTGCGTCAGTTCCCGCATGGCTTTACTGGCGGCGCGCATTGTTCTAACGTCTTGCTCGCAGTATTCGATAAGTTCCGGTATGAGATCATCACGGTATGGAGGAATGCAGCAAGCACGAACCAGAGCAGCGCCACGATGATCTTTGCGCATTTCAGTTCCGGCGAATCGTCCGACATCTTCTAAACTCCCTGGCGCACAGTTCGCCCGCGCTTGCGCAGCGGTGCAGTAGAATTGTTCAAGCGGTATATCCATCTTGAGGACGTGCCAAAAGATAAGCCGCTCGAACGCCGCGTTGTGAGCCCGAATCTGACCCGTAATCTCCGGCATAGGTTCACCCGGCCGCCATGTCTGCACAGGGCCGTCATCAATAGCATACGACATGCAAATAACTTGCGTTGACGGATGACGGGCGTAGTTATATACGCCCGCCGTCTTCAGATCGCATTCCGATCTTGTCTCGAAATCGAGCCAGATCATTCGTCGCCGCTTTCGAGACGGTAGCCAAGATACTCACCGTTCGGGCCGTTGTAGATCGTCATGTCGCCCACCTTTGGCGCGCTGATCTGACCGTAGGGCGTGTAGTAAAAGTTCTCTTCGGGGTATTGCAGTTCGGTGGCGACTGGCCCGTTAGGGCCGCCCCACACGGCTATGCCGGCGGCTAGGATAATGTGTTTCATTTTTTCAGGCTCTGGTAGGCGCGCTTGACGCGGACGCGAGTGATGATGTTGGCGATTGTGTTCTTGGCGATGTGCAGCTTGATCGCTACGACGTTGTGCGAGTTACCGTCGTTTATCAGTTTTTCGACTTCTAACTCGCGTTCCGTCAGCGGATCGGCTTTGATAAGTTCGCACCACTTGTCGCTGTAGCTGGGGTTGATGATGACAGGCTCATGCTTCAGCACGCTATACTTGTGATAGTATTCTGTCGTGCCGCCTTCTAAGAACTTGATGCGGGGGATAGACAGGAGCATGTGGCGCACAGTGCTGCCGTTCTCTTCGCCGCTGCCGCCACGCGACGGCATGACTGCCGGGATATACCGGCTTACCTTCTCGATTCGATCCATGACACAAACACTCCCGATGCTAAGCCGAAGCCGTAGAAGAACAGATACAGCGACAGATCTTCAATCATTCCTTCT